GCCGTCATGAGTGTCCCACGCTCGGACTTGGACCGATCCTTCGACCACTTCAGTGGTGAGCGGATCCAAGCCCCAGTCGGCGACGAGTTCAGACCAAACGCCTGTTGTCGGGTCGGCCTCGAGGGGTGGGGTGGTGAGGGTTCCTTCTCGGCCGTTCCATGCGACTCCTGGTTCCCAGCCTTGCGGATGGTTTCGTCGGGGCCGTGATCCTGCCGCTACCTCGTCAGCGAACGAGGCAGTTTCGTCGGTGTTTTCGGATTGAGTCGCCACGGATCTCCCATCCTCTCCGCTTCATTGCCCTAGAGATTGCCTCGGCGTTCCAGGACTGGTCGGCGAGGACTTCGTTGACTTCGCCACGGGTTTTTGTGTCCATGTTTTTTAGGAGGACACAGAGTCGACATTCGATTCCGGAGGTTCGGGTTTCTTCTCGGACGTCGTCGGCAAATGTCATTTACGCCACCATGGGGTTCGGGTTGTCATGCGGTGCAGGACGATGTGGTCGTCAAGCCGGTCGGAAACAGTCTCTACCCGGTCGGCGGTCTGGTCAACCTTCTGTTCGATGCGGTCGAGTTTGCGGGAGTTCTCGGAGTGTTCGTCGGTGTTGATTCGACGGGTTTTCCGTGACTGCCAAATGACTCCGGCGAAGGCTAGAAGTCCGGTGACGGACGCGGCGATAATCGGTTCCCACTGCATGACATGAACACCCCTGCCGGTTAGATGGTGGGGATGGCGTCAACAAACGCCTGGTCGGCTACCCAAACGGTTTGACCTTCGAAGACGAGGGTGTTGGCGCCCGGTGGGATGAGGAACTGTCCGCCGGATGATTGGGTGATGACCCAAACCACGTTTTCGAGCTGCCCTGCTGGGATGTGCCATTTCCAGCCCAAGCCGGCGTCGGCCAAATAGATTTCGCCGGACTTGTCGCCTCGGAGTAGGTAACGTTTCATTTCGTCTTCCTCAGGGGTTGGAGTCGGGGGGATCGGTGTCTCATATGGTGGCCTAGCGATCTCGGCCATGCCACCACCATCGAACGGAAACCACAGGTCAGCGACTTTGGAGCCGCTGACATTGCCGTTTCGAGTCCATGCGCCAGAGTCGGTAAGGCCGATGATCATGGCGACGTGGTCGTATCCGCCTGGTGTGGATCCCCATTCGAAGGCGACGAGGTCGCCTGGTTGGGCGGTGCGAATGTCGGTGGAGGTGCGGCCCTGTCGGCGGTAGTCGTCGAAGCAGGCGGAAACCCAAGCCCATTTTGTGGGGATGCCGCATTCGGAGAGGGCCATGGATTGGAACGCCATACACCAGGCCGTTCCTCGGCTTAATGGGTACCAAGCCCATGTTTCGTCGCCACCTTGGCCGAGGCGCGCGCCTTCGAAGTCGAGAACCTGCTGAGCAGTAGTCACTGGGCTTCCCGATCGTCGGGGTTTGGTTCGTCGGCCGGCGCCTCGAAGTAGGGGATGAGGCCGGCAGCGTCCGGATTCGGGATCGTCGGTTCGGTGTCAGACATTAGGCCGGGACCCCATCTGGGCCGATGTCTTCGACAATAATGACTCGAGGAATGGTTGCGGATCCCCAGTCGGTGATTTGTGTGTTGGTGGCGTAGGAGGAGATCTGGGCTTTGAAGATACGTGATTGTCCGGATGTTTCTGTAAAAGTTGAGGTGTAGGTGCGCGTATCCTGCGTGACAGTGCTCATGGTTGGAATTAGGAATCGTGCCGTTTCGGTGCCACCGACAAGGTGGGCGCCTTGAAATCCGTTTGCTCCGCCACTGGCGTATGGATTTTGAATAGTTGTGATTTTGTAGCAGCGATTCGTGACTGTCGTCGCTGTGACAGTCAAAGTGTTTGTTCCGTCTTGAAGCGTGGTGTGATTGGCTGAAGTCACGGAATTGTTTGTTTTTTTGTCTTTGGCAAGTAGACCCCATGGGGCGTTCCAGCCTGGACCTTTACGCCAGGAAGTCCCGTTGTAGGTGTAGAGGCCTTCGCTGCTGTCGTTAGAGCGGATGTAGGCAACCATGCCGTCTTCGGGAGCTGTGATCGCAACATCGCGCGCGCCATTAGAAACAAACGACATCACGGACTGCTCCATGAGGAAATTATTGACGTCTGAAGCTGTGAGAACTGTTGCTGTGAAGTTTTTGAAACCGGACCCCATGGGTGTCTCCTAATAGCCGAGGATATTGGTGTCGAGGACTCCTAGTGTTGCCGAGTCCAGAACAAATGGCGCGTTTTGCAATGTCGGATCTGTGTTGAAGGTTACAACCCAACTGTCGCGTGTGATCGAGTGTTTGATGCCTTCAATGATGAGAGATTTTGTGATTTGAGCGCCGACGTCTTGTGGCGTGCGTTCCACTGTGATCCGATCGCCGATGTCCAAGGTGACACAGGGCGACTGGTAGGCGGCATCTCTGCGAACATTGACTGACATCTGGTCGATTCGCATTTGCGGCTCTTTGGACCGGTTGAGTTTGTAGATAGCAGCGTTGGCGGTGTAGTAGGCGTCGTCGGCAATGAAGTTGTCAATGTTGAGGGTTCGTTTGAAATATTTGCCTTGACTGGTGCTGTCGGATTCGGTGTAGCTGGTGCCGTTGGGTTGGGTAACGGTAATTTCGTTGAAGATATAACGGTCATCGTAGGTGAGGACGATGTCGGCGTATTTGATCTCTCCGACGCCAGGGTTGTCGGAGAAGGTGGCTTGAGATGTGATGAAGTTTCCGAAGGCTTCAGCGTTTCGGTCGATGAACCGGATTTTGCCGTCAACTGACATGAAGACTCTTCCTTGTTCGGCGGTTTCCACTTCCTTCAAGGCGTCTAAAAGTCCTTTGCCGGTGGTCTGTATTCCTTGGACTGTTGTGTCTCCGGTGTTGAGGTCGAGGCCGTCTGTCATCCAGTCGGCAAGGTCGGCGAGGTAGGCGATTCTTTGATCTGTTCGTTCCCCTGTGCGAGCTTTGCCTGAGCCTGCCTGATAGCGACTGATCGCTTCTGCTTCGCTGAGCTGTTTTTTGTAGATGTTGACTTCTTGGATGGAACCTTTGAAATAGTTGGGAAAGTTGTTTGTAGCGGTCAGACTTTTCGCAAATGGAAATCCAATGGTCATCCATGTTTGGCCTGCTCTGAAAGAGTCAGAGAAGGAACTTGAGACTGTCGCTTCGATCCCGTCGACATAGAGGTGGTGTTCGATATTTATTGGGGATGGATCTGCGACGAAGGTCATCATGATGTGATGGGGTCGGCCGTCGTTGACTGTTACTTGGGCGTTTTTGGTGACGACTGTTCCTGTGCTTCCTTCGTTTCCAAATTGGCCGACAATGGTGGCGTTTCCTCCGGCCACGACCATTCCAAGGCCGCCTCCCCAGAAGATGTCTCCGTGGTTCCAGATGCCGTAGTTGCCGGTGGTGGATTCTGTGGTTTGGATCCACATTTCGACAGACCAACGAGTCGCTACGTTTAAAGGGAAATCATCGAATCTTCCGAGAGGGTCGAAGGCTTGGATGAATCGTTGCCCATCGAATGAGGATGATGTGGCCGGGTAGTCAACAATCAAATTCGGCCCTGGGACACAGAAAGATGGCGCGCCGCCTCCTGCTGAGGACATCCACTGGGCGGAAGTTGCTGTCCATGCGGCGGCTTCGAAGACGTAGAAACTTCCGGAGAAGTCTCGGAGGGGGTACCAGGCGTCGGGGGCGGCGTCGAAGGTGGTGGTGTAAAGAAAATAGGAGGGGAGTTTGAATTCGTTGAGGACTTTAAAGGCGTCGGAGGCGGTGACAGCCACTGTCGACTCGTTCGGATACGAATAAGACTGGGGCCACTGTTCAATGAATCCGAAGAAGATGGAGCGGATGGTGCCGCCGGATGGGGTGACTCGAATTCGGATGGGACGAAGTGGTGTGAGTTTCCCGTAGTAGGTGCCGGCGCTGTTTTCTGGGTCGAAGAGTCGGGTTCGGTTGTCGAGAAGTACCTGGCAGGAACCGGCCGAGTAGGCGTCGAGTTCGGAGGAGCGGCCACGCGAGGTGGAGACTTCTCGGACGTGTTCGGTGATGTCGGTCCAGGTGATGTCGGTGAGGTTGCCGCCGATAGGGACTCGGCCGGAGCCGGCTGTGGTGGAGAAACCAACCTCGACTGTCAAAGCCATTCCGTCGAAAAGGATTTCACTCATGAACGCCAGCCTGGTCCGGAGCGGCGCTCATAGCTCGAGATGGCTTCGACGATGGTTTGGCCGATAGATGCTTTGTCGGCGGTGGGGGAGACGTTGACGTTGATGGTCACATTTCCTCCGCCACTGCCACCCATTCCTCCGCCAGCGTTGGAGAGGAGTGCTTTGTTCGTGGAGAAGGCGTCGACGATCTTTCCGTATCCGGAGGGGACGAACAGTTCTGGGCCTTTCTCGCCGACGATGTATGGGCTGCCGGCATCGACAGAGCCGCCGGTCCACATTTCGCCGAACAGGGCAGTGAATTCGCCGGCTGTGAGGATGATCCCTTGGGCCTGTAATTGTTGGATGAGTTTGCTTTTTGCGTTTGAGAGGGAAACTTCGGCTTCGATGCGAATTTTGATTTGCGGATTTTGAAGGCCCAGGAGGAAGAGCTGCAACGACATGTCTTCAATACGTTTCCGTAGTGGACTATCTGGAGCCAAAGTAGCAGCCAAGTCTTTCAACTTTTGCGACTGGATCATGTGGCCTTCGCCTGCCGCCAAAGTCTTTCCTTCAAGTAATGCTTGGGCTTCAGCGGCGGCGACAGCAGCTTCCGCTTCCTTCAGGATGGCTTTCTCCAAAGCCAATTCTTTTTTGGTGCGCTCGTCGGCTGTCAAAGAACCATCAGAAAGGCTCTTGTTGTATTCCACCAACGCCTCTCGAGTAGCGATCTGGGCTTCTGTGTTGCTGATGTTCAGGTCGTAAACATCTTTCAAAGCGTCATATTGCTCTTTCAATGACTCGGCGACAGCGTCGAGTTGGACTTTCAAATCCGCTTCCGCTGTGGCCTGATCTAAGGATTTGTTTTCGTTCAAACCCTTTTGAATGTTGAGCTGTCGGATGACTTCCTGCTGCTGGTTGTAGGCGTCGATACTGTTGTAGAGGGTTTCGATGAGGCCTTTGTCGGCGGCGCCAGTTTCGATAAGGCGGGCGATGAGTTCGTTTTGAGCGCCACCGGCTTCTCGAATTGTTTTGATTCTGTCCTCGGTTGCTCCTGTCACACCTTCCATTTGAAGTTGCAAAGTTGCTTCGACAAATCCCTGTTCCACCAAAGAATCTCGGTTGTCGTCGATAACGTCGGAGAACTGGGCGACAGTGATGCCGGCTTTGTTCAAATTGTCGATTTGGTTTTTGGATGCCAGGATGGCGCCGACGGTTGTTTGAGTGTTGGCCGTCATTGCCCCATTGAGTTCATTGAAGGTGGGGATGAGGGCGTCGATGTCTTTTTTCACTGCCGCTTGTTCGTCTGAATAGGCCTTGTAGGCGAGTCCGCCGATAACAGCGGCAGCTCCGACGGCCAACACTGCTGGTCCTAGAAGAGACATTCCGCCGGCAGCGGCGGCAGCGCCACCAGAAGCTGCACTGGTTGAAATGTTCATGGACGCTATGGCGCCTTGTGTGCTGATTGCTTTGACTGCCGTGTCGGCCATGGCTGTTCCAGCGGCTTTCACTGCCGCCGAAGCTGCTGTGAAACCGGCCACCAGTTTCGGACCAATCAACGCCACCCCTGTCAAACCGATCAGACCGGTTTGGACAGGACCGGGGAGCATGGTGAAAGCCTCTGCCACCAAGGTGATTGTTTTTTGGATTTGGGTGTAGATGGGAAGAAGTGATTTGCCGAGAGCCGCTGAAGTGTCTTCCATGGCGGCTGCTGCTCTTTGCTGCTGGCCTTGGGCAGTGTCGGCTTCTTTCGCAAACTGTCCCTGGGCGAATGCTGAGCGTTCCGTGACAAGAGCCAAAGTTGCTTGGCCTTTCGCGTACGCGTCGACAGACGATTCAGATTTTGCCAAGCCCATCGAAACAGCTTTGGCGTTGATCTCAGAAGCCTTTAGAGCAATACCGAAACGCTCCAACGGATCGAACTCGCCTCGAAGAGCCGATCCCAAAGCAGAGACAGCGTCGTTGGTGTTGCCGCCAAGAGTGGCCGCCAAATCGGCGCCAGTCTTGGTCAAGAAAATAGATTGGTTCGCTGCCTCTTCCGCTGAAAGCCCAGCACCCTTCAAAGAAGCGCCAAGGCGAGAGGTCAAGACTCGAGCAGCGTTCTCCGACAAACCAACAACGTCGGCGGCACTTTTTGCGAATTCGTCGACACTGCCAGCAGCACTACCAAAGACAGCAGCTGTTCCGCCGATGGACTGTTCTAGATCGCCGGCCGCTTTGACCAGTTTTTGAGCGCCAAAGAGAACAGCGCCACCGAAGAGGGCGGTTCGGAGAACGTCGCCAGACTTCCTGGCGTTCTCGCCGAATCCAGCGATTTTGCCTTCCGCTTTTTGAAGTTCTCGGGCGAGTTGTGAGGAATCGCCGACAATGGCAACTCTGACTCCGCTTTTGTCACCAACAGCCATCTGGGCCTCACTCGTCCCAACGCTTAGCGTCCGGACCGTATTCGGCGGATTCTCTGCGTCTTGTTTGAACTTCGAACATTGCGTCGAGGTAGTGGTCGGGTTCCTCTAAAAGTACGGACATTGAGATACCCGAGTCAATCGCCAGCGCTGCTACAGCGAGGGTGAAGAACTCGGGTCCGTAGGGGTTGGCTCTTCTTCCTCTACCGTCACAATGTCCACCGATTCGACGGTTTCAATCCAATCATCGAAAGAGACGATGTCTGGGTTGACTCGTTTCGCTGCACACCATCCGAAGAACCACAGATGTTCCTGGCGGACACCTTCTTCGGAGAACATGGCGGCCACTGGGATTTTGAATTGACGTTCGAACCGGATGGCGTCGGCCTTACGCCCTGGGGCTTGAAGGTCGGTTCCGTCTTCGAATGTGATTTTGTATTTTGCGAACATGGTCGGGCTGTCCTTTATCTGAGGGCGGATTGAACTGCTTTGTCGACTGCTCGGCCAGCGGCCTCGACGAGTCGGTCTTGTGTCTGTCTGATACCTGGGTAGACGTAGCGTCCATACTTCACGATCGGTCGGACGATTGTTTGGTTTCTGCCAGGGCCACGGTTTCTAAGTGTGCCACCAAAGTCCAGCCACCCAAAGTATGGAGCGAAGGATGACTTGCCGCCGGCTACAACGTAGAGGGTGTTTCCGCCTGCCCTTGCTTTCAAAGTGAACTGGGCGCGTCCGGAAATCTTGGGGACCCTTTGCATAATGGCCGGAAGGGTGTTGACGATGATGGCGGCTTTGAGGTCTTCGCGTAGTACCGGGACGAGGTCCGGATGTATCTTTCTCAGATACTTCCGGACCTCGGCCAGATTGCTGATGTAGACCCCAGCCGGTAAAGCCACTAGCCGTTCTTGGCGATGGTGCTAGCTGCGCGCCAGCTGCCCGAAACGGTGATTGGGCCGTCGACCGGTGAATCGACTGAGAAGTCGAAGAAGCCGGTTCCGTACCAGTAGACGTTCGGAGCGTTGGTGATGTCTGGGTAAAGGTAGAACTTGCGGGCGTCACCATCGACAGCGGCCGTGTAGGACTGAGCGGTTGCGTCGTCGAAGTAGCCGGAGAAGCTGCCCTGAGCGTCAGGAAGGCCCGAAACATAGACCTTGTTTGTGTCGCCGAATGAGGTGACTTCAGCGGTGTCGACAGCGAACTCTGCTGACCACTGCTTGAGGAATGCGACGGATGAAGGATTCGCTGCCGAGGTAGCGATTCCGAGGTAGAGGCGACCATTGCGGCCGTGGCGACGTGCCATTGGTTTCTCCTTGGGGAGTTGGTGGGGTCTGGGGTTCTCCGGTCACGTCGGGATGCTCGGGAGAGCTGCTACACATTCCAGCAGATGCCGGACATTATTGTCGAAAGTTCGGGTGGCGATTGCGTTTCGTGCCTCGAGTGCGACTGTTTGCCGTTCTGCCGGATGGTTCAGGAACCATCGTAGTTTCTCTCCGAACTCTTCGGGTGTTTCGAAGGTGGGCAACATGGAAAGAATCTGGTCGGATTCGGGGCGTGGTTCTCGGAGGAAGAATGTTCCTGTGGCGGCCAGTTCCACTTCGCGTGGACCCATTGCCCAGCCTTGGTCATGGCCGGCGGCGCCTTCCTTGCGGTAAAGATTCGCCGAGGCATGGACTGAGGAGTAGAGCTGGACTGTGTGTTCGTTGGGGAAACAGCCGGATTGTTCGTGGATGAGGAACTGTTGGAGTGGTGAGTCGTCGTCGAGTGCCTGCCAGTTTCCGGCGAAGGCGACGTCGATTCCGGTCCAGTCGACTTGTTCGAAGAAGTTGATTCGAGAGGGGAAGGCGGTTCCTACCCATCCGAAGTCGGCTCGGAGATCGTCGGACACTGGGTGGCGGTAGTGGATTTCGGGGTCGTATGCCTGGGGGATGTACCAGGTGTGGGGTTGGGTTTGGCGGAATGTGTCGAGGTTGGTTGGGTCGTTGATGAATGCGGCGTCGGCCCTGCCGGCGATGGGCTGCTGTGAAGGGTCCTCGTAGGGGGATTCTGTGAGGATGACGGCGATTCGGATTCCTCGAGATCGGATGATGTCGAAGGTTTCGGGTGGGACGAGGAAAGCGGAGGTGATGATGACGAGGTCGGGCCAGAAGTCGAAGCAGGTGGCGCGTAATTGTTCGCCGACCATTCGGGCGGCGATGTGTCCTTTTTCTGTTTCGGGGACTTTGCCTCGGATGGCGTTTTCGGTGAAGGTGATTCGGTCGGAGAGGTTGAAGTTGTGGACTTCATTGCCGGAGCGTTTTAAGGCTCGGAGCCAGCCGTTGTGGACGTCTGCGACAGAGAATTCGGGGCCGGGTTCTACTGTGAGGATTCGCACTTAGCCGAGAACCTCGAGGTTCACTTCGACGCCTAGGTATTCGATGCCGCCGATGGTGAAGGTGCCTGGATTGTTCCAGGAGGTGACTCGGCAGGAATCACAGGAACCATCGAGGGTGGGGTCGGCGTCGATGACATGGTAAATGGAATCGTTGCCTTGTCCCAAGAATTCGTCGAGGCGTTCTTGGCTGTGTTGGTCGTCTGCCCTGGTGAGCATGACGAGGACGCCATAGTTGACGAGCATTCCGTCAGTGTTGTCGGCATCGTATTGGCCGGTCCCGAGTGAAACGACAGCTGCTGGCGGTTGAATCGTTGAGGGGATCCACTCGTAGATTCGGAGGTTGTTGACGTTTTGGAGGGCGTCTCCAATGCCTGCTCTTACCGATGCGAGGTTCATCCGATGACCAGTCCTTGTCCGCCTGCGCGTCGGTAGGGGGAGATGAGCATTTGGACGTCAGGGTCGAGGCGGGTGGAGACTCGGATGGCTCCGAATGCTTCGCCGGCTGCGAATCCTTCTGGGGTTTGCGCGCGTCGGTAGATGCGGGCGGATTGGATGAGGCAGGCTTGGGCGATGGAGTCTGGGATTGCTGCCCAGCCCCATTTGGCGGTCACTTGGACTCGAGGGCGTCGGCCGGTGACGGGAAACAGTTTGGGGATGGTGGCGAGGATGCTGTTGTAGGGCTGTCCAGCGATGCCACCGATTGTGGCGTTGAGGGGTTCGAGGATGTATTCGTCCGTTGACCAGGTCTGGTCGAAGGTGCCGTTGTCGCCTGTGTCGGTTTTGATAATGAGGCCGACAGTCGTTGAGAAGTCGTCGACGACACATCGGATATGGGTGTCGGCGTAGTAGACGCGAGGGGAGACTGAGGCGTCGAGGTAGAAGCGCCGGTTGGTGAAGGCGTCGATGGTTCGGGAGGCGACTTCGATGGCTGCTTCCATTTGGGCGTCTTCAGCGGTGCCGTAGTTCGCCGATGGGAACAGATACGCCTTGAAGTCGTTGAGGGTGGTATAGCCGTTGGTGATGGTCATTTCGTGGGACTCCATTTTGTTCGGAGGCGGGTGACGTTTTCGGCTACGGCAGACCAGCGTTCCGAACCGGATTGTGACTCGAGGTGAGTGACGGTGGCGTGTGGATCGTAGACGTTACGGAATCCGGCGTCGACGGCTGCCAAGCATAGGTCGACGTCTTCATAGCCGTTCCAGTATCCCTCATCGAAGCCGCCGAGGCTGTGGAAGGTGTCTGCTCGGATGGAGAGACAGGCGCCGGTGATGGCGTCGACGTCGATGGGTTCTGAGGACCAGTCGATGGTGAGGTTCCATGCTTCGAGTCCTGGGGGCCGGTTGAAGTCGATGGCGACTCCGGCGGATTG